GGTGCCCGAATCCTGCCCACCTCCGCCGCCACCCCGGCGCCGCCTGTCGGCGAGGCACTCGGAGCGCCACCAGCGCCACCGTTAACCGCGCCGGCCGCACCCCCTGCCGTGCCACCACCGGCCCCGCCCGCTTGCCCCGCATTTTCTGCGTTGGCGGTCGTGACATATCCGCCACCACCGCCCCCCGCACCTCCGCCGCCGTACGCCTTACCGCCAGCGAATGCGCCGCCAGCCGTGCCCGATCCACCACCGCCCGCGCCGCCGAGTTCGCTCGCGTTACCTACTGCGCTGTTCGAGCCCGCGGCGCCGGCGCCCCACGTACCAGTAGTGATCGCGCTGCCGTCAGAAATTGCGGGGAGCCCTCCTGCTCCCGCAGCGCCAGCCGAACCAGCGGCGCCCGCGCCGCGATGCCCACCACCGCCGCCGCCGCCTGCGGTGGTGGTGCTCGCCTGCCCCGGGCCGCCCGCGCCCCCGCCGTAGGCCGTGACGTGAGATCCGAATGATGAGTTTCCGCCCCCGCCGCCGGCGCTACCGGCCCCTGACGATCCACCCGCGCCGCTCGTACCGCCCGAGCCTGTAGATACCGATTCGGTCGCTCCGAGAGATTGCGTTAGGAACCACTGCTCCGCGTACGCACCGCCTCCACCACCAGATCCGCCGCCTCGGTTCGATCCGGCCGCGCCCCCCGCGCCACCGCCGCCACCGCCACCGCCACCCCACAAGCGCACGAGGGTTCGAGTCCCCGACGCGGGGCGATTCCATGTGCCGCCCGCGGGGAACGTTTGAACGTCGACTAACGTCGCCCATTCCGGCGCCGTGGCGCCCGAGTTCATGCGGAGGCCCTGGTACGCGGTCCCCTTGGCGAGGCGCGCGAGCGCGCTCGCGCCTGTCGCATAGAGTGTGTCCCCCTGCGTCGTGACTTTCGCGGGGCCAGTCTCGAGGAGGTTGTCGCGTAGGTGCGTGTTTAGCAGGGAGGCCGTGAGCACCTCGAGCGCGACCCACGTTCTAGGGGAGCTCCACGCCATCAGTTACCCCCCATCAGGAGATCGTTCTCGGCGGCGAGCTCCGCGAGCGTCTCTCCTGGGCGCCAATTCATATGCACGGGGAGCGGGCGCACCACGAGGAGCGCCTCGATCTCGCCGGCGTCGTCGGGCCACACGATCGGCCGGTACTCCCCGCCGATCTCGGCGTTGAAGCACGTCCCGCAGAGGAACTCTCCGCCCTTGAGGACGAGCATCGCCCCGCCGCATCCTGCCGTCGGGCAATCGGCCACCCATCGACCGTGATTCACGTAGGCGACCGCGGACGCGGGGCGTCGCGCCTGCCCCCTGGTCGCGCGCGGATCCTTGACGTGCCGGAGCTCGAGGCCGCGTTCAGCGAGCCGCCAGCCGCGCGGCCGGTCGGACCTGCCCTCTCCGACGATCCGCTCGTGTAGCGCGTCCTCGTCGGCGACGTGGTAGCCCTCGCGGGCCGTCACGATGAACGATTGCGGCATCCCTGCCCCCTTACGCCCATATCTTGTCTGCGCCGTCGAGCGTAGAGACGTCGAGGACGAACACGTCGGCCGCCTCGGCGACGGCTTTCCGCGCGTAGATCGTGGTCGTCAGTGCCCCCGGCGCCTCGAGGAAGTGCGCGACGGCGTCGACGTGCGCCTCGAGGTCGATCGCGTGCTCCGTCTCGATCACGCGGACGCGGTCCCCGATCTCCCGGACGAGCGCCGCCGTCATCCGCGTGTCATGCGCGAATGCCTTAACGGGGATCGTCAGGTATGGGATCCCGTCCTTGCGGAGGATTGCTACCTCGTTGCACCACGACTCGGCCTCGGAGAGGGCGACCTCGGGGCGGGCCGAGTGTGTGAACGCGCGCGTTCCGTACTCGCCCTGCGACGTCGACGTCGAGTAGGTGTTCTGCGCGATGCCGCGGGACTGCACCTCTACAGGTGTCGCGCGGAGGCGGAGCCCCGTCAGGACCGCGCCGCCGGCACCAGCTGTCACGGTGATCGTGACGTTGCCCCCCGATGTGCGGTCGAGGGTCAGCGAGGAGACGCTCCCGGAGGCGAGGACGTAGTCGCCGTCGCCAGTCGTCGGCGTGACGGCGCTCTTGAACGGGTCGCCGCCCGAGCTCCGCGCCTTGAACGCGATCGACTGCGACGGCCCGAGGGAGACCGTGGTCGGCCCCGTCCAGACGGTCGCGGCGGTGCCTGGGGTGCGCGTGATCACCTCGCGGCGGACGTCGTTCGCGACGTCCTGGATGCCGTCCGAGTAGTCGAACGGGTGCGAGAGGAGCGGTTCCGCCGCGCCGGCGGCCGAGCGGAACGTCGATTGGATACTCGTCGATGCCGTCTCGGTGAGGTGCGCGTGGCGATCCTTGAACACGATGTACCCGTCGCCGCGCTCGTAGAGGCGGGCTCCTGCCCCCTCGGTCACGAGGAGCGAGAGGAGCGCCTGATAGGCGTCCTCGTCGTCGAGCCACCAGTACGACATGACGGCCTGACCGACGTCGAGGTCGCGGAGTGAGCCAGAGAATCCCGCGGCGTCGAGGAGGTGCCCGATCGCGGTGCCAACGGCGACGTTCTCATAGAGCGCCGTCGAGACTGACTTTCCGACGAGAGACGCGAACGGGCCGACGGCCTCGACGTGGACGTTGCGCCGGAACGTGTTCGGCGGCGGGTAGGCGGGGCGCTCGAGCGTGCCCCGGAACTCGTCATACGTGGTCGCGCTAAACGTCGCCTGGATGCGGATCGGGCGGCCGATCTTGAGGTTGCCGCCTGGGGCGTACGTCTGTGCGTCGTTGTTGATCTCGAGGACGGCGGATCCCGCCATCGGGAGGTGCCCCGCCGCGGTCGGGTCGTTCCCCCGCACGATCTCGATGAGGCTCGTCCCGCCGGCGGGCGTGCGTACGGCCATCACTTCGCCGGCCTCGAACGTGCCGTCGTTATCGAGGTCGATCCGCGTCTCCCACGTCGCGAGGCTCACGCGAGCGCCCTCCCGCGGCGGCTGTTGTATGCGAGCGCGTCAGCGACGGCCGCGGCGATGGCGGCCGGCGTGCCGAGCGGTTGCGTGATGTTGATCACGATCGGCGCACCGCCGCCGAGCATTCCCCTCGTGCGGGACGCCGGATAGACGCGCGATCCGCCTGGGAGGTCGACGAGCTCGGGGCCACCCTCCCCGACGAGGGAGAGTCCGCCGGGGGCGTACTGCGTTCCCGAGGCGAATCCCGGGACGCCTGAGAGGAAGTTCGGCGCCACAGATCCGACGGCGGCGACGCCGCCGCGGATGAAGTCGATGAGCGGCTTGATCCGGTTGTAGGCACTCTCCACCGCGGAGGCGATCGAGGACATGGCGCTACTGACACGACGGTAGACCGCCTCGAACGCGTCCGCCACGAACCCGATCGCTTGCTTGATCCACTCGAAGATCTGCCCGATCGCGTCGCGGAACTGCACGAACAGGACGAGGAGCGTCCCCGCCGGCCCAAAGATCGCGGAGATCGCGCCGGCGTGGTTCTCGATGAACCCGATCACGGACGCGAGGACCTCTTGCCAGTGGTCCCGCAGGTAGCCGAGGAGGGTAATAAACCCGCCGATTGCGACGACGGCGACGCCCACCGGGCCGAATGAGGCCGTGACGGCTATCCCGATCGCGACCAGCGCGGCGATCAAAAGCGGTTGATTGTCGAGGAGGAACCGCACCACGGTTTCGAGGAGCGGGTAGATCGTCTGTAGCCCCGTCATAAAGTAGCCCGACATGGTCGTGAACGCGCTGCCGACGCCCGAGAGCGCGGCCTCGATCTGCGGACGGTTCGCCTCGAACCACCCCGAGAACTTCTCGAGGAGCGCGACACCCTCGGTCGCGAGCCGCGTCACCATCGGGAGGAGCAACGATCCGGCGCTTTCGGTGAGCTCGCCTAGCTGGATCTTCGCCTGCTCGAACTGCCCGGACGTGCTCCGGCCGTACTCCTCCGCCTGCCCCGCGAATCGCTGCTGCACGGCCGCGAGGAGGTCGGCCTCGGTGGCGTTCTCCCCGAGCACGATCCCCATGCGCCGCAGTACGTTCACGTTCTCCTCGTTCGCCTTCGCGAGGAGCGTCGACGCTTGCTCGAGGCTGATGTTCTTCCCGCGCGCGAGGTCCTGGGCGGCGGAGAGCCGCTGTTGCGCCTCGTCATAGCTGCCCGTGGCGGCGATCAGGGTTTGCAGGGAGTTGCGGATCTCGTCGTCCGAGAACGCCTTGCGCTGGCCCGCGGCGATTGCCTCGTCAACGCCGGCCGTCCATCGTTCCCATTCGGCATCACTGGCGCCGACGGTGTTGGAAAGGTTCTCGAGCGCCTTCGACATGCGCGACGAGGCGGCCTCGTCCTCGGCGGCGGACTTGATCGCGATCGCCGCGAACCCTGCGACGGCGCCGCCGGCGGCGAGCGACGCCCCGGCAATGACGGTTGAGGACGCTTGCCACGCCTTGCCGAGCGCGGTCCCCTTGCCCTCGACCTTCTCGAGGACGCCCGAGGCTTTGTCGATCGCCTCAATGAGGAGCTCGAGGATCGCGCGCGATGCCATCTAGCTACCCTGTCGCCTCTCGTGCCGGCGCCTGGCGTTCAACCACTGGCGCGCGTCCCGGAACAATTCCTCGGGCCACTCGAGGACCTCCCGCGGGGAGATCCCGAACGCCTCGGCGATCAACCACGGGAGCGCCTCGCCGCGCGAACTGCCCGTCGAGAACGCCGCATCAAACGCCCTGCTCAACGCTTTTACGACCCGCCGGCGTGCGGCGAGTCCTCCCGTAGTGCGCGCGGATCTCCTCGACGACCCACTCGAGCGCCTCCGGGAGCTCGTCCGGGAACGAGGACCCGCCGCGCTTCGTCGTCTCCCCGGTGATGCTGTACGACGTCACCGCTTCCCGCACGTCGGCGAACTCCGAGGCGGTGAGGTCGATCCGCAGGTTCGCGGCCTCGGCCAGTTGCCCGGGCGTGAGATCCTTGAGCGCGGCCCCTTCGCCGAGTTGCTCGAACAATTCCCGGATCTTGACGGCGTCGAGCTCGAGCGCCATCCCCGCCTGGTCGATCCGCTGCCCCTGGGCGACGGTCAGGTAGTCGGCGAACTCGACCCATCCGGCGCGGAACACCTCCGGGGTGTCCTCGCGCGATCCGAACTCGATACGCGCCATCCCTGCGCCTCCTTCTGTGCTCTATCCCTCGCCGCTCTATTACCAGCTAGGGAAGCGTCGCCAGTGAGTTGATCACGACGGACTCGAACACTTTCCCCCACGTCGCGTCATACTCGAGCTTGCCCGTGATGTTGAGGAGTCGACCGTCGTCGTCGTCGTCCTCGATCTCGGGAGCCTCGGTGTAGTCGAGGCAGAAATCGAACGTGAGGATCTTCGTCCCGTCGGTTGCCCGGAGTCGGATGAACCGAGGGAGCCCCTTCCCGGATGAGCCGCGCCACTTCGTGAGCTCGGTTGCCGCGTCGGCGTTCATCTCGATCGTGGCCTTGAACGTGCCCCGGAGCTTGCCCGCCTTGATGGCGCGGAAGTCAAGCGATGAGGCGGCGTCCGCCGTGTAATCGGGCACGTTGCCGCCCTCGACCTCGAGCTCCCACGAGCGGAGGAGGCCGGTTTTCTGCGTGCTCCCGATGGCGGCGCCGGAGTCGTTGATCCAGATCCCGAACAGGTCGGATGAGATCTTCGCGCGGCCGGTCGGGGGCGCGAGCCCCGCCGTGACGGTCGTCGCGGCCGACTTTCTGGCGAACCATTCGGACTCGAACTTTGCGAGCTCGCCCATCGCGCCGCTGATCTTGAACTTCGAGCACAACGAGAACAGGGAGAGGCGCTCGACGTGCTTGGTCGTGCCGTCGGACTCGTACCATTCCGTCGTGAACGACTTGTAGGTCGCGGGGCCCGAGAGCACGGGGGCGAACGTGTGCGTGTAGGGGCCTGCTCCCGAGTGCGCGGGGTCGTCGACGCACGCGGCGAGCTCGCGCTCGACGTCCTCGTAGGTCAGGTTGCCGCTGATCTTGATCTCGGTAGCGTGGCGAAGGTCGTCGCCGCCGGCGTGGACGTCGGCGCGCACCCCGCGCGGGTGCTCCTCGTAGTCGCGATCGATGCGCTCGGTGACGGTCCACTCGCCGACGATCTGCGACGTCGCGTTCGCCTCGGTGCCCGAGGTCGCCTCAACGCCCATCTGTAGAACGCGGAGGCTTGCGAGGTCCTGTGGCATGGGCTATTCAGCCTTCCCGGCGGCGTCGATGGCGGCCGCCAGTGCTGCGCCGTCCGCGCCATCTCGAGGGGTGCGAGCCGCCGGGGCGCGCTCGTAGAAACCGGCCGCGGTGAGTTGCGCGGCGAGGCGCTCGGCGATCGGGACCTCGCGATCCTCCTCGGCGCCCCACAGGATCAGCCGCTCGCAGATCCGCCGGGTGAGGAGGATCGGCGGTTGGTGCTGCGTGTTCTCGGCGATCTGCGCGGCGTAGCGGTCCTCGGACTCGTCGCCGTCGTCGAGCTCGAGGTCCTGTGCCGGGACGCCCGGGATGAACTGCCCCGCGTCCACGTCGCCCGTGTACTTGATTGCGATCCGCATCCCTGCGCCTCCTACGACGACGGGGCCGCCAGCGTGACGACCTTCTCGGTTTCCATGCTCAGGATCAGGTTGAGGCCGCCGTAGTCTTTCCCGTTCCATTGGAGGATCGGGTTCATCGACGGCGACGCGCCCTCGATCCGCACCGGCTTACAGAGGGTGCCGCCGAGGACGAGGTCGGCCTCGATGGCGGCGATGAACTTCTCGTAGAACTCGAGCGCCGCGGCGGCCGCGGTCGCCAGAGAGGCGTTATCGATGAACAGTTGCGTGCGGAGCGTCCAGAACGTGTGCCGGTCGTTGCCGCTCACCCACTGGATGCGGGAGCCCGCTACCTCGTTGCACCACGTGGCGGGGTCCGTGATCCCCTGGGTCTGCGGCGGGAAGAACTCGAACGCCTTGCACCGCTCGAGGCGCACGGGGTCAGAGATCGCGAGCCCTGCCTGTAGGGTCGTCAGCGCGGCCAGTGCGAGGCGAATCTGCGAGGTGGCAGTCATCGGAGGTTGCTCTCGTACTGCACGCGGATCCGGTGCGCGGCGTCGCGGAGCATCTCCGGGAGGCGTGCCTCGAGGTCACGCGTGGCGGCCTTGAGGTAGAAACGCCCCGGCCGGCCGCGGCGCGCGATTGAGCGGGCCAGCGTGAACAGGGCGCCGGCGTTCGTCGGGAACCCGTGACGGGACGCCCACCCCGCGAGTGCGCCGGGAGGTGGCATCTTCGAGCCTGGGCGACGTCCCTCCTCCTCGATCACGGCTGAGAGGAGCGGCGTATACACGCTCGCCGACATGCCGTTCACGTCCGAGGTCCACGAGCGCGCCGATGCCGCGGTGTCGTGCGTGGCCCACGATCGTTCGCGGACGCGCCCCTCGGCGAACAACGCGGCCTCGCGTACGGTCGCCTCGACCTCGTCCGTCACGATCCGCGAGTCGAGCGCGCGCGCGAGGCGGTCGAGTCCCTGAATGTCGATCCGGAGTCCCGCCGGCATCAGAACGGCCCTCGTGGCTCGAGCTCGGAGTCCTCGAGGACGCACTCGAGGAGGAGCCGATCGGCGTGCTCGGCCTCGATCCGATAGGTCGCGTTGCCGTTCGCGGCGCGCACAGTGATCAGGTCGCCGACGCGCTTCACGAGCTCCGGGTCGAAGATCGCCAGATCGCTCGTGAACGTCGTCCGCTCGGGCCACACGTCGACTTCGACCCACGAGGTGCCGTCACGACCTGTCACGCGATGGGCGACTATCGCCTCGGCCTGGGCGGTCATAGCTCTACCTTCTGGTAATCGCGCACGAGCTCGGAGACGATGCGCCGTGCCTCGACGGTGAGCGCCTCGATCTGCTCGAGTCCGGCGTTCGCCGTGTTGAGGCCGCGCGGCCCCTCGAGGCGGAGGATCCGCGTCAGTTCGATGTTCGCGGAGGTGAGCGCGGGCGGCGTCGCCGTGGGCCAGCCGTGGATGGCGGTGACGCTCACGAGGACGCCCCGAGGGAACTTCGCGTAGTCGCCCGAGGGCGTGAGCCTGATCGACGTCCACGGCGCCGGCTCGGGCCCCGTGGCGGCGTTGAGCGGGAATAGCTGGTAGTCGGTCGCGGCGAGTGCGTCCTCGTCCGAAACGACGCCGTCGTTGTCGGTGTCGATCTTGATGACGAGCCCCGCCGTCGAGGCAATGTCGTCGACGAACAGGATCGCCTGCTCCGGCTCGCGGGCGTCCAGCATCGGCGCGATGTAGCGGTGCTCGGTGGCGGTGGCTTCGCGGTTGAAGTGCCGGCGGAGGCGGCGGTCGAGCATCCGCGCGACGGCGCGGAGATCGCGGCGGATCGCGTCTTCGGCGCCCCGGTCAGTGTTCCCGGCGACGGCGCGGTACTGCGCGACGGATGCGTAGGCGTCGGTGAGCGCCATTCGGAGCCCTCTCCCTGCACAGGCAACAGGAGCGAGCCAGCGGTCCCGCGGGTTCCCCCGCTGGTGCTAGCTGATCCTGTCTCCGAGCACGCGCGCCCCACACGAGCACACGAGTAACGGGAACGTGTCGGAGCCGAGGCGCTCGAGATTGAGCCCTGCCTCGGTTGCCTCCTCGATGGTCCGGGGCCTGGTGACGGTCCCGACGTTGCGGTCGAAGTCGTGCACGTGCTCGGGCGGCGCATCCTCGCCCCCCATCACTTCTGAGGCGCGGACGGTGCGCCGCGCGGAGGCGCGGACGACGAGCTCCTCGAGGTTCTCCGGGGGCGCCGTGTCCGGCGCTGCCTCGGCCTCGGCCTCTTGCTTACGACTCCGAGCGGCCATCGATGCCCCCTCGAACAGAGCGGCGGGCCCCCGTGGGGGAGTCCCGCCGCCTGCCTCATTCAGCTAGTGCGAACGACTAGTCGTCGTCGCGGACCTTGATCAGCTCCCCCACGGTCGAGTGCTGCGTGATCGGGAACCGGCCCGTGCCGCGGTAGCGGACGGCCACCACGCTGAGCTGGTCAGCGGTGGCGCCGGCGCCGGTGGTCACGACGAACCGGACGTAACGCTCGGACGGCGCGTAGACGTCCAGCATGTAGAGCTTGTTGTCCCCGGTGCCGGCGACCTGGGTAATCGAGGCACCCGTAATGTCGGCCGCAGACGAGAACGACGAGTTGTCGTCGCGCTGCGCCTTCATGTCGACTGTGCCGTCGGTCGCGCCGAGGGTGAGGATCCCCAGCACGCCGCGCCATCCCTGCATGTCGACGCCGGCGCCGTTGGTGGCCGTCGAGGCGGCCGAGGCGATCGGCGCGATCTCCTGGCTGAACGCCATGAACTCGGCCGGTGATTGATGCGTCATCCCTGCGAACCCTTCTCGCTCGTGCCCCTCAGTTATCGGGCCAGCGTGTTAGACGTCGCCGAGCCGAATCGCGTCCTCGTTGGAGAGGGCGCCGCCGGCGCGGGTGCTGAGAATCACGCCGATCTGATCGGCGTCGGCGAATCGCTCGTTGAGAATGCGCATCGCGATCTGTGAGCGGATCGCGGCGATGTACGCGGTGAAGTCACCGAACACGGCAACGACGTTGTTGTCCGTGCCTTCGGCCTGGAGGAACGGCGACCGCTTGAGCGGGTAGCCCTCGATCTCGTTACGGCTCGGGGCGTTGAGGCCGGAGGCGCCCCACATGAAGCGGCCGTTGGCGTCCACGAGCTTGCGGATGCGGCCCTCGGACGAGCGGCGCATGAGCCACTGTGCGTTCGGCTCGTACTGCTCCGGGAGTGCATACACGAGGTCGAGGATCTTCGGCGCCGAGCCCGCGTCCGCGGTCGTGTTCGAGATCGTGTCGGCGGTCGTGCCCGAAATGTCGGTCACGGTGGAGCCGCCAAAGATGATCCCGGTGGGGCGCTGCGAGCCGTTGCCCGCGATGAACGCCTCGTCGAGGACGAGCGCGAGGTTTGCGGCGCCGTTCGTCGCGAGCCACGCGAGGACGTTCGCCTCCGCGTCGTTGACGAAATCCTCGCCGAGCTTGGTCCGCGCGGACGCCTTGAAGATGTCGATCTCGAAGGTGCCGAACGCGGGGTCGGTGTCCGTCCATGACGGCATCTCGCCGACCCAGCCGCCGACGAATCCGCTCGAGTAGACCGAGCCAGAGCTCGCGTGCGCCTGGACGCGCGGCCATCGGACCTTGTCGCGGGAGGTGGTGACGCGGGTCACCATGTCGAGCATGACGGCCCTCGCGGCGATCCGCTCGATCATCACGGCCTGCGTGTCGATCGGGACGAGAGCGCCGCCGCCCGTCTCGGAACCGGCCGAGAGCGCCTTTCGCTCGTCCTCGGTCATGTCCATCAAGGCGCGCGTCCACGGCGCGTCCTCGCCGTCCTTCGCGTACTTGGCCGCGAGGCGGAAGGAGCGCATGAACGATCGGCGGTAGTCCGGGGCGAACGCGGCGCGGGTGACGCTGATGAACTTGCGCTCGTCGTCGGGGCGCGGCGTGCCGTCGTAGCGGACGGCCATCTCGCCGAACAGGACGTCGTCATCCCACATCGGAACGAGGCCGTTCCCGGCCGGGGCGTGCCAGACACCCGAGCCCGGGTCGCCCTTGAGCTCCCACCCACGGCGCACGAGTGCCTTTCGGCCCGTCTCGTCGCCGTTGGCGAGCTTGGTCCCGTCGGTGTCGAACGGAACGATCCTCTGAGGCTCGTCCATCCAGTTATTGATCTGGTCGAACTCGTTGCGGCCCTTGAGCTCGTCCTCGAGTCCCTCGATCTCGCCCTTGAGCCTGGAGAGCTCCCCGACCTTGGTCGTGAAGTCAGCCGCGACGGTCGAGTCCGAGAATCCCTCGGGGTGTGCGTCGCGTAGGGACTTCGCCTCGAGGGCGAGTGCGTCCGCGTCGGCGCGCTTCTGTGCGATCAGTTCTGCGAGTGCCATCCGTGGCTATCCCTTCGATCCAACAAGCGCGCCCCGGAGGGCGAGGTCCGCGAGCATGGCGTCCGCCTGCCACGAGGCGAGCACGATTGCCGGCTCGTCAGCGGGGGGCGGGGCGTCCTGGGTTGGGTCCATCGCCTCGAGCGCGGCGAATGCGCGGTCGAGGATCTCCCGAGCCTCCTCGGGCGTAGCGCCCTCGGGGATATCAAAGGCGATCGTGTGCTCGCCCTTCTTCCCCTCGAGGTGCTTAACGCCGGTCGTGACGGCCTTCGGGTTCGCGGGGAACGTGACGAACGAGAACTCGCGGACCTCGAGATCCTTGATCTCGCGCACGAGGCGAGTCTCGCCGCGACCGAGGTCGCGTTCCTTCCACGCGTAATCCTTCACGCGGTAACCGATCGACATGCCGATCGACTCACCGTGATCGTGTGCGTCTTTCACGACGGCGAGGAGGTCATTCCCTGCCGACGTCTCGAAGATCCGCGCCTGGGCGTAGAGGCCTCGCGCGTCCTCTTTCACAGAGACGACGCGCCCGACGGGGAGGGTTTCGTAGTTGTGGCCGACGAGGACCTTGATCGAGGCGGGGCCGGCGGCGACGGTCGAGGCGAACGCGCCCGGGAGGATCACGTCCCCGTTCAGGTCGAGGTTCCCGGTAACGGCGGCGTGGCCTTCGATGATCCGCTGATCCGCCGAGGCGAGCTTCGCCTCCCACGTCAGCGACAGATCGAGCGCGCGCTCAGGAGCCGCCGCAGGGGCGGCGGACTTCGTCTCGATGCGAGGGACGCGGAATTGAGCGGCGGCCATAGGGCGCAATGCTCCCGTGCGTTAGCACGGGCCATGTGCCCCTACGTGTGCTCGGGCGGATTGTCTACCTTGTGCGCCGTCGGCGTCAACGCGCGGCGACCGCGCTCGATCTCGTAGTGCACGACCTGGGAGATCACGCGCACCTTGAAGCGCGCCCCGCAGGACGGGCACGGCGGCGGGTCGAGGTAGTCGCCGACGAGGTTCGCGACGAACCGGCCGCACTCGTGCTCTCCGTAGTCGTTCGACCACTTGCCCGGGCACGTGACGCGGACGGGGTTCGTGAAATGCGCGTCGCCGAATTGCGTCATCGACGCCCCACAATCGGCACGGTAACCCGTAAACAGTTCGGGTGTGCAAGGGGGTGTTGCGCCGCGTCGCGGAGCGATCTCACGCTGTTGTGCGCGAGGTCCGGGTCGTCGTGGGAGAGCCACCCGCAGTTGCGGAGTACAATCGCGCCAGCGGCGAACGTACCCGAGCGGGTATATGCGTCGTATACCCAACCATCGTAAGGAACGGGAGCGACATGGGTAAGGCGGACCAGCGCGCGGCCCGAGAGGCGACCTGTGAGGTGTGCGGCGTCCGTTTCCGGCCGCGTTACAACAGTGCCGCGCGATTCTGCTCCCATATTTGCCTCAACGCGCGGCGGCCGCCGCGATGGTGCGAGCGATGCGGGGCCCCGATCGAGCGGCGGCGCTTCTGCTCGATCTCGTGCGCTACTTCCCACCAATGGGCCGTCGCCGATGACGGTGCCCGCCGGGCGTTGCTCGTCTATGCACACGCATCGGCTCGAGGGCGCCCAAAGACCACGGCGGAACTCGAGCGCGCCGCTCGTACACGACACGAACGCGGGCGCGGGATCGGGACCCATGAGGTAGAACTCGCCGACGCCCTGCGTGCACGCGGGATTAGCTTCGATCAACAGACGCCGTGCGGGGCCTACAACCTCGACTTTACCCTCGAGGGAACCGGCGTCGCCGTGGAACTCGTCACCTCCGCGCGCACGAAACACACTGCCCGTCGCGCGGCGCAACGCCTCGAATACGTCCTCGACCGATGGCACCTGCTCGAGGTGCGGTTCCGTCGCGGCTATCGCGTCCTCGAGCCCGGCGGAGTGGATGAGATCGTCACCTTCGCGGAGAGTCATCGCTTCGCGCCAGCCGTGCGCGGTGAGCACCGGATGGTGTGGCCCAACGGTCACGCTATTCATAAGCGACGTAGTCGTATCTCGATATTCGAGTCGGACGCCGTAGCCTGAGAACCACGCCCGCACCATCCCGAGCGGGGCGCCGCTGAATGGTGTCCCGGCCATGACGCAATCGATCCCATCGAGGATGCGGACCTCGACGACGTTCGCCTCGCGATAGCGGTCGTGGGCGGCGCGCTGCGAGGCGGTGCCGAGCTCGGTTCGCGCGATGGTGTCGGCGCGGCCTCGGTAGGTCTCCTCGACCACCGCGCGGATCCCGCGGTAGCCGTCGGCCTCGACGCCGTTCGCGATCTGGTAGTGCGTATAGCCCCGCTCGGCGGCGACGCGGAGGATCGCCTGTACGGCGCGGAGCGTCTCGTCGTTGATGCCGCGGATGCGCGTCCCCATCTGTGCCATGAGCGCCGTGAGCTCGGGCGACTCGCGCAGGAGCGGCGCCACGCCCACCAGTTGCGCGGCGAGGGCCCCTGATTCGATGGTCTGATCGATGAGGTAGGGGAGCACGACGCGCGCGAGGAGCGTGTCCTCGCCGGCGACGGGCGGGAACAGGTCGCCGGGTCCTACTTGCTTGAGCTCGACGCCCTCGGTCGCGGCGTAGCGGGCGACGACGCGGCGCGCCTGGGCGCGAGCTCAAGCAAGTAGGACCCG